TGAGAAATATTCACAATAAAAAAGCCTCTCGTAAAGAGAGGCTAGCAAACTTTCAATGGAAGATGAATTAGCTATTGGGAGCAGTTGGGATGATCGAGCCAGTCTCAGAAGCATTCTGATGAATGCCAATGCGACCACGGCTGGACAGATCAAAGGTGACTTCCACGAGATTGTCAGCCGGATAGCTCTCGTTATAGTTCATCACGCAAGCAGTGAAAGCCACGCGATCATAATAATAAGTGGTGCCACTAACGCCCAGTTGCTTGTTAATCTCCACATACACTTCATGGTTCTTGTCGTACCGTGAAGCGCTAATCACTTGGAAAGCTTCGTCAAAGCTATTGGGCAGGAAAGTGGTGCCGTCCACATCCTTCTGGAAATAGGACGTAACAGAAGCAGTGGCAGCCGACGTGGTGATCACGCTATCAGCAAAGCCGCCGCCACCCAGCAGGTAGAATTCTTGGTTGCCATCGTTAAAGGCAACAGAAGCCGTCGTAGCAGCTTGCAGGGTATAAAGCGTAGGAGCGCCGCTCACAGTAAAAGTGGCGCCGCTCTGAGTGATAACTGGACGACTGGTGCCGCCGATAGAGCCAACGCGCACAATCACGTCTTGGCTCTTTACCAGTTCTGTGGGATGGTAGAGCATGAGAGGAAGTCCTCAGCGATGAAAGGGAAAGTGATTAAGCGTTGTCCACGCTTCCTTTGCCAATTAGTCTAAAAATTCCCCTAATTGGCGTGCCGAGGAACTGCCAATAATGAATAGCAATTTCCTCGTTAGGCAATAGTTCAAAACGACCTTCCCTTCCATTGATAGTGGCCCTAGCGGAATCACCAGGAGTCACTCCAGACAATGCAAGAGGAGACGTGAGCCTCCCTTCCATGTACACTGCTGTTTGATCAGCCCCAAGGAGATAATCAAACCTAGGATCGCGCTTTTGTCTTAACGATGCGTAATACGTGACGCCTGTTGCAGCCGCCACATAATTACCAGTTTCGCCGTCAAGCACATAGCCTGAAGCCACAGACCATACCAGAGTGGCATTGGCAAGTGGTTCCAGGAAGTTGCTCATATGACAAAGCCAACGGCAGTAGAAGGAAGAGAATTTAAAAGTCGCTTGAACTCTTGACCATACTGAGAAGCATCAAGCCCCTCACCATACACCTTGCCATCAGTGGCACCAATTTGAATGCCCATTTGTGCAAGTTGTACGGCAATAATATGGGCCGCTAAAAACTTAACGGCCCTATCAGTTTGATCCCCAAAAACATCCGCTGATGCATCATATGCCGCTTCCGCAAGGGCTCCATTTACAATCCCCGATGGATGGGGAGAGAATTCAGGAAACCTTTCCAGAAAATTGGCATAAGTGACGGCCATGATTAAGCTTTTCCAACGCGAATGGCTTCAATGCGTTTAGCAATGGCATTTCTCACGCGAATACGGCCTTCAATCTTTTTCCAATCAGCTAAGCGATCAGCATCATGGATGAGTTCAATGGCACGAATGGCCTGAGTGAGAGGCAGTTCAGAAAGACTTTGAACAGTTTCAGGCAGATCTTCTACCAGCACTTGTTCTTTCATCTCCTCAATGGCACCAATGGCCATGAGTTTCTTCACTGCAATGTTCTCTTTCGCTTCGCTCCATTTCTCATCAGGAATTTCCTGGTTAAGTCCTGGAACTAGCTGAATCAAGCCAGTTTTCGTAATAATGCCAAACCCTGCTTCACGCGGGGGATTTTCAAGTTCGGGACGATAAGCAATCAGCATTGTTCAAAAGAAAACAATTGCAAATAGCTTAACGTCCCTTTCTTGATTAACTATCCTCAAGCATTAGCTTGAACGTAAATCACGCTCTTCGGATAGTACAGGGCCACGCCACCAACGCGAGCATGGGCGGGAACGATGAATTCCAGGCCGCGCTGCTGAGGGGGGAACAGCTCCAGGGGTTGAGGGATGTGCAGTTGCACTTTCTCGGGATCGCGCTTGTACACCACCATGCGGTTGGTATTCAGAGCGCTGTTATCGGCATCCAGTTGGTTGATGGGTTCAACGTTGCGGATGAAGGGGTTGGTACGCAGGAAATACTCCAGTACGGTCACATCCGAAGAATCGGAGTTCCGGGTGGTGCTCACCTTGTTGTAATCTTCCCACGCCATCAGAATGGTGTCGGGTTGCTCCTTCATCTTGGAAGCGTTGATAATGGCAGTCACGCCATAGTTCAGCAGTTCCAGCATTTCCTGGGCAGTAGCAGTGCTGAACCACTTGTCAGCAGCAACCACGTCCACGGTGGAGTTGTTGAAGAAACCAGACAGACCCACGGTGCTCTCACCGAAGAAAGCGAGATCTTCCACTTTCTCTTCGTAGGCACGACGCACGGCAGCAGCACGACGCTGCTCCAGAGCGATGTTGGCCATTTGAGCGGCACGCAGTTCCTGCACGGTGTAGCCGAAGCTGCCGCCGAAGGAACGGATGTTGATGCTCTTCTCGGTCTGGCTGATATCGGCGCGGGGCAGATCATCAGCAGCGTCAGCGATCAGCTTGAATTCACCAGTGGCATCCATGATGCGGAAGGTGAAGGTCTGAGCGCCAGGACCGGCTTCAGAAGTTACGGGCAGCACAGTCGGATATTTGATATCCGCATACTGCACTTCAAACACTTGGGGGCGGATGAACTCAAGCTGACGCTCAAGAAACAGACCCGCTTCATCCATACGGAATTCAGACATTGGTAGGGCCTCCTATCAAGAATCAGCAGAGAGGGTGAAGCTCGGACCATTCAGCTCCAGCAGGGCAATGCCGCTACTAGTAGTGGAGGTGAGGAAACGAGCGTTGGCCAGACGGACGGTTTTGCCGGAAGCAAAAGCGTGCGAGAACTGACCAGCTTTGCCGGTGCCGCTTGCCGAATACAGCACGCGAACCACGGACTTGGGGGTGACGGCGCCAGTCACGTAGACGGCCACAGCACCTTCGTTCACCACATTCATGGCCTGCTGGTTCTTCACGCCAGGACGGCTGTTGGAATCCAGAGCGGTTTCGTCCACATAGGTGAGGGCATTGATACCCAGCACGGTGTCAGAAGCGCCAGAAATGGTGGTAGCGGAGTTGGCAACAGTGCCAGCGTTGTTATAGACCACCACGTTACCGAAAGGCAGCACAGCGCCAGTTTCGTTGATCGAGGTGGAGATGGTGTTGTCGCGAATGTCGGACAGACCGCCTTCCAGATAGGCAGTGTGAGTCAGAGCATAAGCCTGCTGCACACCACCAGCGGAGGCAGTGCCCGAGGCGGAGAAAGAAACGGCCATAATTACTTAGCCTCCTTGGAGATGGAAAGGGGCTTCTTCCATGCGTTTTGCAGGGTCTCCATGTAGGAAGACGGTGCGCTCATGGGAGAAGCAATGGAAGCCACGGCTTTACGCAGCTCATCAGTGTTAGCAGAATCATCGCGGGACGATTCGGCCAGAGTGTCAAACATGGCCTGAACATAGTCATCAGACTTTTCAGACAGATCGACGCTATCGCCACGCACGGCCTTGATGGCGTCAACCATCACCTCGCGGGCTTCTTTGCCGCTGAATTCGTAAGCGGCATCCAGCACGGGCTTAGCCTTTTCAATGAGAGCGAGACGCTCTTCAACCATGGAATCAAGATTGATTTCCTTGGCGGCAGCCAGTTCGCCTTTCAGTTCTTCGACGTGCTCGGCCAGAGCATCAGCGCGACCCTCAGCGGAATCGCACTTGCCCTTCATTTCCTTGGCCATGGCATCCATTTCGGACTTCATGGCATCGGCGGCGGCCTGCAGCTCGTCGTATTTTTTCTTCATGTCCTCGTAGGACATTTTGGCGTCTTCACGTTCTTTAGTGATCGCAAGAGCAACGCTCTCCGTCACCTCAAACTCGGCGCCATCAAAAACGACTTTTGCAGTCATTAGATGGTCTCCTGTAGTAGAGAATAAAGATAGATCGGCTGCATCTTGACGATCAAGATGGAGCTTCACTTGCGGGCCAGCGCGGCCCCGACGAACAATAGCGATGTGATTGCCGATGATTTCCTTTTGGATGCCATCGTAATTTTCGCCATTTTCTGTAACGCCAGGCGTGGGATCATAATTCACCCTGTAGCCAGCGCTTACCTCACGAGCATCTCCCCGCATAATCCGTTCAATGGCATCCTTGTCGGTGATTGTCATCACCGCTTTGACGAAGCCATTGTCATAGACGATCTCGGTGCCGCTAAAGCCCACTTGGTAGTCTTTAGTGTTGTCGGCATCAAGAAGAACAGGGGGATGTTCCGAAGTGATTGCCTTGCCCGCAAACGAAGCAAGACTCTCGGGAGACGCCACTTCTGTTTCTGGACGATACTCTCGCCGCACAGAGCCATCAGCATCTGTATAGAGCTGAATACCAGTGCGAGCAATCGAAGCCCACGCCCGAAGGTAACCCTCTGGCGTCATTTCGTATTTCTCAATTGGCGAGAAATCGTATCGACAAGAAATGGTGCTCATGCTTATACTTTACCAAAAAATTGTTATTACAATAAAAAAGCCTATTCAATTTCGACTAGCCGCATGATGTTTCTGGCAAAGAGCAACGCCGACGTTCTTAAAATGCCTCATCAGCAGGCTCGCTTGCTCATTGCTCAGCGCGTTAAAGAAGCCCGCCTTAACAGCGGGCTTTCTCAGAAGGATGTAGCAGAAGTGCTCCACATCAGTCAAAGTTCCTACTCACGCATTGAACGTGCCACTGTTCCGCCAGACTGCGTGCAAATTCGCACGCTCAGTGGTCTCTATGGAATAAGCGTGTTGTGGCTCATGGGCTATCCCTCATTCATTGCCCATTCCAGGCACTAATCTTCGTCGTCGTCGCCGCGTAAATCACTAAGCTGGCTTTCAATGCCTTCCATGATGTAAGCCTTGGCCATTGCCTCAATTTCAAACGTGAGAAATTTGGTGGGATCAAAATGAGGGTCGGGCTTTTCGTAGACGCTCATCACATAAATGTGAGTTTCGTCTAAGCGACCATTTTTAAAGCATTGCTTTTCAACCAATTCCCACTGCGAAGTATTGCGATGTTCGTTGGCAGAAAGAATAGCAAGCGCCTTTAATAGACCAATGCCTTCGTCTTCTTCTTCGATGACGCGCACGTATTCGCTCATTGGTCCTTTTGACGATTTTCTACCATCTTAATAATGCGATTTGCCCAAGACCTACCGGCATCGCCTCCCCATAGCAGCCAAGCGATATAACCAGCGTCATTTTCTCCGCCACTTTTATTCTTTTCATGACGAGAAAAGAATGCAGCCATACGTTTAATTGTGGCGAAGCTTACGGCTCCGCCACCGGCTAGATCGCTTGCACGAGCCACGCCGCTGCCAATGCCTTGCTTGCCCGCCTCTTGCGTGGTCAGGCCACCCTTGCCATACTTCTTGCGAAGCTCAAGGCCACGACGGGCTGCGCTTCTAACGCCAGTAGGAGGGGAGAAGCTTTCTGCGTCGCCCCTCAGCGCTTTTTTCCGCAGGAACTGTCCTCCATCTCCTCTTCTTCTTCCATGCCCTCCTCTTCTTCCTCTTCTCCAATGAGAGTCATGAAATAATTGTCCCAATATTCATCGCTCTTTCCCTGGCGGCTCATGCCGGCCTCGGAGAGGGCAATTGCAATGGCCTGCTTCCGATTCTTCACGGGCTTTTTGTCGCTGCCCTTAAGAGTGCCAGCTTTAAACTCGCGCATTACTTTGGCCACTTTGGTCTGCTTTTCTTTCTTGGTCATGGCATTAATGCTTTTCTTAAGCATACTTAATTAATAAATCCTATCGGCGCCGTTTCAATGGTCATGCCGGGAAAGAATTTGTCTCGATACAAAACCAAGCCAGTGATAAGGCGTTCAGCAATGAAGGCCAAGGCTCGTTTGTCATATCCTTCAATGGAAAGGAAATGTTCTTTATGCTCTTCCCAAATTGGGAAAAGACCATTAAACAAAACAGTAAAAAAATGTTTGTAATGTTGCAGCGGTCCACGCGCCATGTTGCAGCCAATGAATAAATTTTGCGCCCATAATTTATCAATCTCCTCGCGAGTGAAAATCCATTTACCAGTATCAGCAAGCTTGCGGGTGATGGCAGGAGCATCAAAGTCAGAATGGCCACCATAAAACTGTTGTTCTAGCGTGCAGCTAAAAACAGCAGGCTCAGGCACGTACAGCGTATCCTCTGCATACCATCCGTCCTTTGGTTCCAGCCAATTGCGACGATATTGTGCATTGCCAATGTTCGCCTCTTTGGCGTTTAAAAGCATCCAATGCACGCAAGATAGTTCTCCCCAACGTCGATTCAATGAAGAAAGAAACGCTCCTTCATCATCAAAAACATAGCCTTGCTCACGCAATACTCTGCGCTCCGCATCGACAATATTCCATGCCCCTCCCATGATTGGGACAATTCGCGATTGCGCTTCGTAGCGCACTTTCTCGTTTTGAATGCACACTGCATAAATGGCGCAATCAGACGGTTTCATAAACTTTCCTCGCGGCCCACATTTCGTTGTAGTTGTTAACGCTCTTAGCGCCAAGCCCCGTAAGATCACCGCCGCCAGCAGGCTTGCTCCAGGCCATGATCGTGCCATCAGGGAGAACAAATGCCCGATTCTTCTGCTCATGCGTGGGCGTCAGTTCCAGATAGTCTCCATAGACAAAATCAGCCTGACTTCCATTGCATGCCAATGCTTTGCCAAGGAGAGTGGGACCAGTGGGGCACAGTGGAGTGATGTCTCT